TGTTATAGCTTGAGGATAACCTCTATGATCTGACATAGTTTGTTCATCCCATACTGCTGTTGCACTTGTATCAGCTAATGTTTCTCTAATATTACCTACAACAACTGTTGTACTTGATCTTGATGTAATATCTATTTCTTTAGCACCTATACGAATAGTTTTATCTACCCAGTTAGTATTAGTATCAAAGATACCTGCTGATGCAGTTATATTAACTGCTGTTCCAGTTGTTGCTGCTGCTGCTAATGTTACAGCAGAATCTGCATATTTAAAATAAGGTTGGTATCTAGGATAACCTGTTGAATGAGATGAAAATGTAAATGTTCCTACAGTAAAAGATGTAGCTGATGCTCTAAAGATTTTTCTAATAGCATTATTTCTATGAGTTATATAAATAGTATCTCCAAATTGTGCAAAGTTTAATTCAAACAATTGTGCTGTAGTCCAATTACAATTAGTTGTATAATTAGAAGTTAAAACTGTACCACTTGTATTATAAACATCTAATCTATTATTAGATAAAACAATAATAGCAACTTCATCATCAGAAAATATAAATGGCATTATTCTGCTTTCAGCAGGAAGTGTTGCTAAGTAAGCTGTACCAGGTCTTCTCATTACACCACCTTCAGCAAGTAATGCAAAGTTCTTACATTCTTTAGCACCTTGATAATAAGATGAAACATCAGTACGAGTAGCTAATAAAGGATTAAGCTCTCCAGAAGAAAAATTGGTTATAACTGTTTTTAAAGTTCTGCCCATTAATCATTTCTAGTTGACGTTCTTAAACTTGTAAATCTATTTAAGCTTAAAACTTTTGTTGTTGTTTCTGTAGAGTCAATATTTTTAGCAACAAGTAATTGTCTTTCTGCTAATTCTTTAAACTGTTTAATCATTGCTGAATCTCTAGCAACTGAACCAGCAAATACAGAAGCTAATTCATATTCTAAAGCTAATCTAAAATGAGGTGGAAAATATTGTTCTTCAACTTTATAAATATAATCCATAACTAATTCACTACTTGCTCCATAGTTATCTACATATATATAATTTTTATATCTTGAATAAGGAATAACATGGTCATTTACAGTAATAGAAATTACTTGTAATGCAGCAGGATCAGTTGGTATTTGATATGCATATGTATATCTACCTGCTGGAGTGTTTGTTAATAATGATAAAGCTTGTTGAGTTGTAGCAAATCTCCATCTATGTCTTGTAAGAAATGCTTCTGTAATATCTGTGTAAACATTTGATGCAACTAAAGCTTCTGTACTACCATCATCAAAAGATGAAATAGGACTTGCTCCTATCATTACTAATGCTCTTGCACAGATGTCTATACTTGTTGTTGCCATAATTTTTTATAGTAATAAGGGGGAAGTACCTCTCGGCAAGATCCCCCTTATATTTATTAGCCTAGGCTAATTTTGTTGTAGTAACAGTTGCTGCACCTGAAGCAGATGAAACAATAAGAACGTCTGATTCTGCTGTACCTGCGTTTGTCGCACATACTAAAATCATGTCGCCTTTTTTCACTTCTGCGAAGGCCAGGTTAAAATAACCTGATCCAACTATTACTGATGTAGCATCTCCATCGGTGTAATACCAAAGAGAATTAACTGCACCCATCTGAGCCACTTTAGAAAGTGGGTTGTCGATTGCGTAAGCCATATTTATATCTCCTTAATGATTACTCGGCACACAGCTGAACTCTTGCTGCATCACCATCGATTATTGTAGCTCCTAACGAAATCATTGAAGTGATTAAGTGAGAAACTTTTTCTGGAACGTAGTTTACTTCTGTTTTAACATCAGTACCAACACCAACACCCAAAGCACTTTTGTGAAATGCTAGAGTTTGTCTGTCAGTTGCTACTGTTAATCCAGAATGAACGAAGAACAAGAAACCTAACCATCTTTTGGCAGTCATGCCATTTCCGAATGGAAGGTCATTTGGCCCAACGTATTCTACTCTACTGAACTGATCTACTGATAATAGATTAGACCATTGTTTTGGCCCTACTACCCAGTATCTTTGATTATCATCTGGAACATCATTCGTATTGAATACTTCCATCATGTTTTGTGCTTTAATCAAAGTCATTCCAGTTGTCGAAGAACTTACGTTGTTCGCAATTGAAGTTGCACCTTTCAGTTTATCTACAATAATATCATCAGTTTTTCTTCCTAATGCATATGCAGCTGATTGTGCTATTACTTGTCTTTCGTCTATGTTAACCTTTAGCTCGTCTAACTTGTCAACGTAATCTGCTGCGTAATAATCAGTTAAAGTCGCAGACACATTGCTGTGTGCAAGATCCATAGCAACTACTTCAGCATGTCTAGCTTTAGTATTTGCAGTACCTTTTGCAACTTTTTGAAATTTAACAGAACTACCATTAACATTGTTAACTGTTCTAACTAGGTTCTTTAATTTGCTTCCCATTCTTTGGTAAGCCATATGAACTTCTGCTTCGAACTGAGTAATAAAGGCATTGTTTATTGTTGATGCCATGTTTTTATTTCCCTATTGTTAAGTTATTGTTAATTACCGATTATCTTTACAATACAGGTTTAGTTATCCAAGAAGGGCTAACATGAATATTTTAAAGGTCTTAACTAAGGAATAAGCTATAAGTGCCATTGTAGGCAACGCACATTAGATCCAATGTTTAGGAATGGTAATTACATCACCAAATTCTATTTCACCATCATCAAGATGAACATAAGTACCAAACACAGTTATATATGTTTTGGTATCTTTATAAATCCAAAATTCACCTGTAACACAGTTCGCTGGTTTGGCTGCATCCATTTCTTTAGAAGTCAGCCATCCAGTTTGACCTACACAATCTAACCAATTGAGAGGCTTTTTAAGTTTTTTATACTTAAACTTGTGGAGTTTTTGCGTGGGCTTTTTCATATAACTCCGTTACTCTTTTAACATAAGATGGATCTCGTCTACTACTATCCCAATATCTAGGATCATTAAGCATACCTTTAAGATCATCAGCACTAGCACCTAAATCTATTTGAGTAGGTGAACTTGGCATTGGTGTATCTTTACTTAAAGCCATTAATTCTTCAATAGCTTTTACACCTTCTGCATTTGATGCTAAATTTGCAATCGTATTATAAGAGTCTGGAGTTAAATTTTTCTTAGTCCAAAGATTAGCAGCTTCAACTCTTTCTTTTCCAGTATCGCCTAATTTTAATAATTCGGCATCTCGATTAGGTAAAGTTGACATAGCATTAGTAACAAATGCATTTACTCCTTCATCATATTGACTTTGAGATAGACCACTTGCTTTAGCTGTCTTGTCCCACCATTTAACAATGTCCATATCTTTACTAACTTGTATGTTAGAATTTTCTGGAAGTTCTGGAAGATTAATTTTATATTCTTCTGGAACATTAGCAGATACTTCGTTAGAAATATCTTCTCTAATTTGTTTAGTTAAATCTTCTGTTCTTGCACCAAGTTTTTGTTCTAACGAATTATAACTTGATGATAGATTTTCTAGATTAACTTTATTTGCATTATTATCCCAGAACTTTTCTTGAACGTATTCTGGTCTTCCTGTATCAGCAACATCTATTGTAGCGATTGGTGCTGAAGTTTCAACATTATCATCTGCCATCTTGTTCTCCTTTGTTTATTCTTGTTTTGATTATACCTACTAAAAATCTCATACCTTCTATATGAAATAAATGATTGCTAGTTATATTTGGCCCAGCTATTACTTCTGTAGTAATTGATTGTAAGTAAGCTAACACTTTCTTTCCTGCGTCCCCTTTGAACAATGTTGAAAATTGTTTATTTAATAAGGCTTCATCTTTAGCCGATCTTATATAACCATCAACATTCTTAACTGGGGATTGTTTCTCTTTCTTCAACTCATCCCAACTCATATCTTCCTTACTGAGGTTTTTGTTCCTCTGGTTGTTGTGACAACTGATTCATTTGTTCAACAATTGCCTTTTGTTCGTCCTCATTCCTAATAAGCTTTTCTGGTAAGTTCATTTTTTCTGCTAAATATTTAGCTGTTTCATTTTGGTTGACAATGACGTTAATCATTTGTGGCCCAAATGTTCCAGCAATTATTTCATTAAATCTACTTACATCTGCAACATCTTGTAAATGTTGAGCTTGTGCTAACGGAGAACGAGGTGCTATCTTTACTTCCCTACCATTAACTTTAGGGATTTCTATTCTACCTTGTTTAGATAAAATTCTTATAATTCTTCTTAGTAATGGATTAATTAACTCTGATTGTAATCTACCAAATGAAGATCCTATTTGTCTAGATAGATCTGCCATTCTTTCAGATACTTCAGTAGCTGTCATAGGTGTACCTTCTGGTTTACCTAGAGCTTCCATATATAAAGCTTTTTTAATATTAGCTCTCATATCATTTAAAACTAATTGAGCAACGTCAAAATTAGATGCTGCTTGTATTGGAACTAAACCTTTAGATCCTGGTGCAACTGGAATTAAAGATCCAGGTACTAATGAAATATTATCTGGGTTAATAACACCATCATCTTCATAAGTATAAACTCCACTTACAGACATCTGTGCATTTTGTAATATTAATTCTATTGTAAGGTTACAAGTTTTAATTGCTGCCATCGCATTAAATACTGGCCCTCTGCCATATACTTCTCCAGATGCTTTATTCCATCTAAATACTAAATAAGGATTTGAACCTTCACCTTTATATTCTTCTTCAAATAAAACGTGTTTAGGATCTTCCATAAATACACATAGTTTAAATTCTTCAACATTAGGTTTATGTATTTTATAAACAGCTTCTATAATTTTAATTTGTTTCTTTTGTTTTAATGGATCAAAATTTTCTGGCAATATAGCTTTAGGATATAAGATAAGTATTTCTTCTGGCTTACAATATCTTGTTCTGTAAACAGTATCGATCTTACCATCTGGGCCATTCATTAAACAAACTTTTGTTAATGGTATAGATGTAAATTTAATTGGGTTGATTGCATCACCTTCTTCAACAAGAAGAACTCCTGTACCAATTGCAAGATCCATAAATGCTTCATGTATCTCTTGGTTAAAGTTTGATGTTTGTAATAATTCAAAAACGTATTCAGTAATTTTATCTAAGTCTAAATTTATCTGAGGCTTTTGTTCTTTAGGAATTTCTGATCCAGCTTGAAAGTCTGCCCATCTTGCAAAGGTGGGGGTGATTCCTGCTTGGAGTCTTGATGCAAACTCTTGGACTCCGACCACAGCTGTTTCATCAAATATTTTATCGGTACGTCTTTGACCTGGGGACTCGTCATAGAAAGACTCACGATTAGGTAAACAATATTCATAAGCTTCTTCGAACCTGTCCTTCCAATAATCTTTTATGCCTTGAGCTTCTTTATATTTTTTAAGAAGTTCAGTTGCTTTATCCGATGTACCATAACTGGGTGCATCTACAGTATTAACATATTCCATTTAATTTTATTTTCCTTCGAAGTAACCACGACCACCAGATTTACCAAACATAGATCTTGATCCAATTAATCCTCTGGCAGTTTTATCTTCTTTTTCTGCTTTTATTTTACTTGCATCTGCTGCTCTCTTATCTTCAGCAATTTTATCTGCTGCTAGTTTAGCTTCGTAATCTAAAGTTGCTTGTGATTTTCCAGGTGGTTTACCACCTCCAAAAATACTTCCCATTATATTA